CTACGAGATAGAGGTCGAACCCGGTGATGACCGGCCGGGCACAGTCTGGATTAGATGGGCCGACGGTGTCGTCGTCTACGAGCTGGGGTGCGGGCAGACACCGGGGCCCTGGCGTCTCGACTGGTACTGGCGCAGGGAAGATGGGCCAGGCCAGCGCACGCACATGAAGCGCGACGCCGCCAACAGATACCCGACGCTCACCGAGGCTGTGGCAGCGACGACACACATCCACGGTATGGCTTGACATCCTGTCGCTATGCATGGGACACTCTGATTGTCTCGGAACCAGTAGGTCCGAGACGTTGCGCGTCCCCGTGAGGTGATGAGCCATGCCAGCCAAGGCAAAGGCCCACCGACGCGGCACCTACCAGACCGACGCAGCACGAGTCAGAGCACTCGCCTACGCCGACCCCACCACCGTGTGCGGACGCTGCGGGCTCACGCTCGACGCCCGACCCGGTGACACCTGGGACGCAGGCCACATCAACAGCGGCCAAGTAGGCGGGCCACTCCGACCCGAACACTCGAGCTGCAACCGCAGCGCCGGTGCCAGCGAAGGCAACCGACGCCGTGTCGGGCTTGACCTGCGGTTCGACTACTGAGAGTGGCTGGATTTTAGGAATCGGTCCGTCCGGCCATGACCCCGCAACTTGCGTCGTGTTGTGTGAGTGAAGTTTGGCCCGCCATTGCAGGGGAGTTGCCGGGTGGCTCGTAGCGACGATCTGAGGGCCGATTACGACCGTCTGGGCCGCATCCTGGAGGTCGAAGAGGACGGGGCGAAGGCTGCGTCGCTGGTGCGTGAGCGTCGTTTGATCGGCGAGTTGTTGGAAGCCCTCGAGGTGCCGGCGGAGGTGTCGAAGGCTGATGAATTGGCAGCGCGACGCCGAGCCGAGTCCGGCGATCCTGGTGCTTCCTCCCGACGCCGCAAGTCTGGATGAGGCTGACGCTGCGATAGAGATGTGGGAGTTCTACTCCCGTAAGACGTTGGACCCGACGCAGCGGTTGTGGGTTCAGGCGGTGATGTCGCAGCGTGCCGATAAGCGTTGGGCGGCGCAGACGACTGGCCGGGCGATGGCCCGCCAGAACGGCAAGGGCGACGAGCTCGAGGTGCCGGAGTTCTGGGGGCTGGTGCAACGGTCCGAGGCGATCTTGCACACGATCCACGACGCGGTCCTGTTGGCGACGCAAACCCAGCAGCGCATGCTGGGGCTGTTGGAACATCGGGATCTGCGCCCGAAGGTGAAGCGCAAGTGGTTGGGCACCGGTCAGCAGATGATCGAGATGCGTAACGGCGGCATCATCTGGTACCGCACCCGTACGGGTGGCGGTGGTCGTGGTGTCGATGACATCGACCGGCTGGTGATCGACGAGGCGCAGCACGCCACCGAGGAACACTTGGCGGCGATCACGCCGATCCTGTTCGCGAACTCGAACCCGCAGCTCAACATCGCTGGCACGGCTGGTCTGCATGGCAAGTCGGAGTGGTGGTGGTCGCAGCGGTTGCGTGCGATCTCGGATGATCCTGGTGCGTTTGCTTTCATGGAGCACTCTGCGGAGCGCATCCATGTGGACGGCGACGGCCGGGTTGTTCAGAGTCCTGACGACGCGCTTGATCGTGACGTGTGGCGTCACAACAACCCGGCGATCGGGTGTGGCCGCCGACCTGAGGCTATGGACTTCCTCGAGGAGCAGTTGAAGCGCCTTGGCGTGGAGGCGTTCGCTCAGGAGCATCTGTGCGTTTGGGCTCCGCCGCCGTCGGAGGCTCGTCCTGACGTCAAGATCCCGGCTGACAAGTGGCTCGCCACGCTCGGTGCGGAGCGTCAGCCGGTGTCGGGTGGGTTGTCGTTGTCGTTTGGTGTGGCGCCGGATGGCGAGTGGTCGTCGATCGCACTGTCGATGGGTTCGCTTGCCGACCCGTACGTCGCTGTTATTGAGCATCGTCAGGGTGTCGGGTGGTTGCCGGGGCGCCTGGTGGAGCTCGTTGGGCGTTGGTCGCCGTTGGCGGTCGGGTTCAACAACGCCGGCCCCGCTGCCGCTCAGGCTGGGTCTGTGTTGGAGGCGTTCCGTGCCGCCGGCATCGACGCCGGTCTGTTGGTCCCGGTGAATACGCAGGATTACAAGGCGGCGTGCGGCGGGTTCTTCACCGACGTCGTTGAGGGTCGTTTGAAGCGTCCTGATGGTCAGGGCCCGTTGGATGTTGCTGTGGCTGATGCTGCGGAGCGCCCGTTGGGTGATGCGTGGGCGTGGGATATGCGGAACGCGACGGTGCCGATCTGCCCGCTTGAGGCGGTCACTGTCGCTCGAGCCCTGTTGCCGACTGAAGCTGTTGTGTCTGCCCCCGTGTTCGCTTACTGAGATGGCCGGAGGGTCGATGCATCGCAATGCTGTTGCCGCCTTCCTGCAGGCCGCCGGAATCATCGTCGCGATCGTCGCCGGGTTTACCGTGTCGGTCGCTTTGGGGGCGATCTGTGCGGGTGTCGGGGTGTTCCTGGTCGGTGTCGCTGTTGAGGACGGTGACGCCTGATGTTCGGCGGACTGCTGCGTCGCGAGGAACGTGCGGTCAGTTCGGCTGACATTCTGACGGCGATCAACGCCCGCAGGATGGGCTCGAAGGGTCTGTCATCGAGTGTGGATGAGGGCACGGCGATGCGGCATAGCGCCGTGTGGGCGTGTGTCCGGTTGATCGCCGGTGTCGGTTCGACCCTGCCGTTGGATCAGTTCCGGACGCTTGACGGGCAGCAGTTGCCGTCACCGTTGGCGCAGGTGTTGGCTGATCCGTCGACTGATGTGTCGCCGTCGGTGTGGCGCTACCAGATGTGGTCGTCGCTCCTGCTCGCCGGTAACGCCTACGGGCTCATCACCGAGTTCACAGCCGGTGGGTTCCCGCGTCGTATCGAGATCCTGTCGCCGGGTTCGGTGACGTGGCACAACGATTCTGGTGTGTGGGCGACGAAGCTTGACGGCCAGTCAGTTGACCGCTGGCCCGCCGGCCGTCTGTGGCATGCACCGATGTTCGCTGCTCCTGGTCAGCCGTTCGGCCTGTCGCCGATCGGGTTTGCTGCGAAGTCGATCAACAGCGGGCTCGCTGCGGAGGATTTCGGCGGCGAGTTCTTCACTGGTGGCGGGCATCCGTCGTCGATCATCTACTCGGAACAGCAGCTCACCGCCGACCAGGCCGAGGGCGTCAAAGAGAAGTTCGTTGACGCCACGAAGGGCCGTGAGCCGGCGGTGTTCGGTTCGGGTTTGAAGCATGAGCAGATTCAGGTCAACCCGACTGATTCGCAGTTCTTGGATACGCAGCGGTTCACGGTTGAGCAGATCGCCCGCATCTACGGGGTGTTCCCTGAGATGATCGGGGCGGCGACCTCGGGCTCGAGCGTGACGTATGCGAATCGTGAGCAGCGTGCCGCTGATTGGTTGACGTACGGGCTGGTCCCGTATCTGGTGCCGGTTGAGGAGTCGCTGTCGGCCCTCGTACCTGAGCCCCAGCGGGTGAAGGCAAACGTGTCGGCGGTGCTTCGCTCTGATCTCAAGACCCGATATGAGTCGTATGCGTTGGCGTTGGACAACAACTTCCTGACGGTCGACGAAGTTCGGGACCTTGAGGACCGCCAGCCGATGCCGCCCGAGACCGACGGTTCGTCCCCGAGGGACATCGCTGAACTGATCCAGAAGATCTACCTCGGCGTCGACGTCGTGCTGACTGCCGACGAGGCCCGTGAGATTGCCAACCGTGCCGGCGCAGACCTCATCGGCAACATGCCGACACAGGAGCGTCCGACGCCTTCCCCCACTGACGCCGTCCCGTCTCCTACGGAGCTTCCTGATGACTGACTATCGACGCACCGAGGACGGGGTCGAGACGCCTGAGCGTGAGATGCGGACTGTGTCGGCCACGGGCCTCGAGTTGCGTGCCGAGGACGGCAAGCCGCCGACCCTGTCCGGCTACGCCCTTGTGTACGAGAACCGTTACGACATCGGTGGTGGCCCTGAGGCCGGTGGTTTCACTGAGACGATCGCCAGGGGTGCGGCTGCGAAGTCTGCAGGCGAGGCCGATGTGCGTCTGCTGGTCAACCATGCGGGTGTGCCGCTGGCCCGCACGAAGTCGGGCACGTTGCGTCTCGAGTCGGATGACATCGGTTTGCGGGTCGATGCCGAGCTCGACCCGTCGAACCCTGCGGTCGCGGAGCTGCGGTCGGCGATGGGTCGCGGTGACCTCGACGCGATGTCGTTCGCGTTCAAGGCTGTGCGCCAGTCGTTCGACACGGGCACCGATGTCCGCACGATCAACGAACTGAAGCTGTACGACGTGTCTGTTGTGACGTTCCCGGCGAACCCGGCGACTGTCGTGCAGATGCGTACCGACGAGCCCGTAGGTGTGACGCCGCCGGCTGGTCGTTCCCTCGCGCTGGCACGCCGCCAGCTCGAACTCATCAGCCACGGCTGAAACCCCACCGCGCCGAGCTACACGCCGCGCCGCACGCCGGAACCCCGTTGGGGTCACCACCTGCAGCGCACCTGTCGCACACCCGAGTGGACCCCCACCCCCTTTCTGAACCCTGGAGGTTCCCACCATGTTGGAGCAGATCCGCTCCCTGATCGCCGCCGCTCTCAACGAGCGCGACGCGGCAGACGAAGCAGTGCAGGCCATCCTCGCATCCGTCGAGACTGAGGGCCGTTCCGAGCTGACCGAGGCCGAGACGGCCGAGTTCGACGAGAAGCGTTCCGCCCTCAAGGGCATCGACGAGCGCATCGCAGAGCTGCGTCAGCGCGAGTCCGACCTGGCCGAGCTCGAGGAGTCCCGGTCCGCAGCGGACGCCACCCGCAAGGCTCTCGGTGTGACCACCACTGCGGTGAAGGTCACCGCCGAGGAGCGCACCTACCGGCCCGACGGCGACCACGACTTCGTGGCCGACGCGTTCCGCGCCGAGTTCGCTTCTGACTACGAGGCCCGTGACCGCATCCAGCGTTCGCAGGCCGAGGTCAAGGCTGAGTACCGGTCAACGACCGGCAACTTTGGCGGGCTCGTTGTGCCGCAGTACCTCACGTCGCAGTTCGCTCCGATCCTGCGCGCTGGTCGCCCGTTCCTGGATGCGGTCAGCTCGCTGCCGCTGCCCGGTGACGGCATGACCATCACCGTGCCGCGTGGCAACACCGGCGTGTCGGTGGCTGCTCAGGAGACGCAGAACACGGCGGTCAGCAACACGACCTACGCCGAGACCGACCTCACTGTTCCGGTGCGTACCTACGCCGGCCAGCAGGTTGTGTCCCGCCAGTCGATCGACCGTGGCACCGGGATCGGTGAGATCCTGATGGCCGACCTTGTGTCTGCCTACGCCACAAAGCTTGACGCTGACGCCCTCAACGGCGCCGGAACCGCGGGCACCCACTACGGTGTCATCAACACCACCTCCGTGCAGACCGCTGCGTGGACCGGCACGACTGGCGCTTCGCTGGTCACCGCGATCCACAACGGCATCGGCAAGGTCAACACCAGCCGCCTGGCTGCCGCTGACCTCATCGTCATGCACCCGCGTCGTTGGGCTTGGCTGTGTGCCCAGTCCGACACCGCTGGCCGCCCGCTGGTGAACATCAACGGGTACAACGGTCAGAACCAGGTCGGCGGCGGCGTCGCTGCGGGGCTCAACGCTGTCGGCGACATCGCCGGCGTGCCGGTGATCTCCGATGCGAACGTGCCGATCGTTCTCGGTGCCAGCACCGACGAGGACCGCATCATCATCACTCGCCGCTCCGACAACATCCTCATGGAGGATGCGGGCGCCCCGATGGGCCTGCGTTTCGAGGAAGTCCTCGGTGCGTCCCTCTCGGTGAACATGGTGCTGTTCGGCTACTCGGCGTTCACCTCCGGTCGGTACCCGGTCGCTTCGTGCGTCCTTCAGGGCACCGGCTTCAAGCAGGTCATCACCTGATCCGCTGACTTCGCGGGACCTGCGTTCGCTTGACGGCTCGAGCGCAGGTCCCGCACTGCCGTCACCCCGTCACCCGCCGTCACTGGAGTCGTCATGTCGTCAGATGATCTACCCGGCCAGGTGTTGATGGCGTTCCCCTCAACGGGGCACGACATCTCCACCCGGTTCCTGCGCTCGCTGGTCGAGATGCAGGCGTGGGACAGGGTGCGGGCGTTGCAGGTGTGGGAAGCGGCCGGCGAGCCGGAATCCCCGAACCCGCTTGACCTGTGCCTGCTCCACAACTACGTCGCCGTCGAGGCGACTGCGAACTTGGCGAAGGCCCGTAACCGGCTCGTCGACGAGTTCCTGCACAACGAGTCGTACGCCGAGTGTTCCTGGCTCTGGTTCTGCGATACCGACATGGTGTTCGAACCCGACCTGTTGCACCGGCTGGTTGCCCGTGCGATCCAGATGGACGTCAAGATGCTCGGCGCCCTCTGCGTCATCGTGACCGCTGAGGGTCCGGTGCCGACCCTGTTCATCCCTGACCCCGATTCGATCACTCAGGTCATGTTGGACTGGCAACCCGACCAGGTGCTGCAGCTCGCTGCCACCGGCACCGGCTGTCTCCTCGTTCACCGCGATGTGTTGCAGGACATGTTCGAGCAGCGTGGCCGGTCAAAGAACTGCTGGTTCGGGTTCGATGTCCGCACTGGTGAATCTGGGCTCGAGTGGGCGCTGGGTGAGGACGTGTCGTTCTGCCTGCGTGCCGCCGAAGCCGGACACAACGTGTACGTGGACACGACCGCTCACGTCGGGCACCACAAGGGTCCGAA